CCGTTGGAATCGAGCGCCAGGCCGTCATAAACATCGTCCCTCGATCTCAGATCGCTGGGCGTAACCAGGCGTGATGCATCGATTGGAAGAATAGACAGGGACAGAGGTCGATAAGAATCCTGTTTACTGATGGCCTGAAAGACGCCTATTCCGTCGAGTTTCCAGGCGAATAGAGCCAATGCCTGAAGCATGTAGATGTTTAATCTGCGCTGCGCATCGCAGAAGTTTCTGACATCCAGGCCCCACATCTCGAAGAGGTCATAATTCTTAGCCTGATAATCTTCCTGCCAATCATTATCAAATCCGATCATGCGCAGCATCGGACGGGATTGTGGAGTGAGCCCGGTCCCCACGATTTCCACCAGGCACGACTCTAGTAATCCATGAGACATGGCGTCGTTGATATACAGGTCCCATGCTCTATCACTGACCTTTCGACGATCTCTTTCAGCGATCCGGGCATTGATGATCGATGAAAGCCAGTTGCTCATGGTCCCCTGGATGGATGCTCCAGATCTGCGGAAATAACGACCGGACGACATGTGCGGATGGATGACGGGAATCCCGCCAACTGATCCGGATGATTTCGCTGGCTTATAATCCGGTTGGGTCAGATTGTAGAGGTTCCGGAAAAATCCCACTCTTATCCCCTGTAGGGTGCTCCGAAACGGGCACGGTCGAAAATGTTGAATTTGGAACTGTTGGCGACAAGGACTCGATACTTGTCAATAAGCCGTTCCAACGCCTCCAGATTGTCTCGGCGCCATTCCCTGCCGTCCATGCTCACCGCATAGCCGTTCACCAACACGTCATCCCGTGCTGTTTCGTAACTGGCCAAGGTCTCCGCATATGTGGCCATGCATTTTTCCTCTCTTGTGGGCAACAAAAAAGGCGGCAGTGTGATGGAGTGGCACCACACTGCCGCCTTTTTTTTCTTTCGTTTCCTCATCACCAGGTGGCCACCCGGAGATGGAAACCTAATTTTCACGTCCCGGCTATATGCATACGGGACTGGATCCGTAACCCATGCCTGACCCTATAAAGGAAAAGTCAACGGAAAATCAACAGGGTTATTGCTAGAAATCTAGCAAAGGAGCCAAACAGCGTTTTAGGGTAAGGCATTGCCTAAATGCTCTATGCTCTTAAATGATTTGCCACATCTGCGGCATGCATGATACCGCACCCTCGTGTTACCCTCCCACGGCATCACATTTCGAACCGGGGCCCATGGAGCCCTGCAGTATGGACACGCGGCCATTTCAATACCATTGCGATAGATAGATATAGATACATACTTGGCCTCTTTGGATTTTTCATTGATCGCAGCTACAGCCTGAGCGATATGTGTACGATGTGTACGCGCTTGTTTATCACGGTTCATTTTCACCTCCTGCCGGCCCAAGGGTTGACTACACGTCTTCTAACAGCATCATTGATTCTCTGATGGATATTCCCGATTGGCTTGTTGATCCGATCTTGCGCATTGACGCAATGATTCGATTGCTGAGTAGATACTTGCTGCGGCTGATGCCAGTGTTGCAGATTGAGAATATCCGTTGCCGCCAGGGCGAGATACTCGCAATCCCAGTAATGGTTATGTCTGCCCTGCGGACATTCCCACAGGCCGTGATCATTTCGGAATTCCGCGGTCATATGCCTCGCGTATTCTTCAGTTGTTTCCGCATGTAAATGGAAAGCCCCGGGGTCTGCTGGATTGACTAGAAGCTTTCCGTGGAGCTTGTCCTTGTAATAGTTCGAATTCAGTCGATAAAGCTTCAGTCCTCCGGGAATCGGTTTAGTGGAATTTGGGAAGAATTCGATGATGCTTATGCCATATGGCAATGCCATCCGCTGTTCCCCCCTGATCGGTTTTACATCGATACGGCTGCGACAAAATTCATATACCTCAGCAGTCCTGTGCCCCATTGCATCGATCAATGTCATCTGGATAACATAGTCCTGATTCTTGATATCCTGATATCGCCCATAAATGATCTGCTCTAGAGCCTCTTCCGTATCCACAAATCCCTCCCTAACGAGCCATGATTCCAACTTCCCGGCTGATGCATTCCCCCAGGCCCGGACCACATAATACCACCCGTTGTCCTGTGTATCCACGCCGCAAGTCAGTGCCAATACTCCATCAGACGGCACGAGGCCACGCGGCCGGTCATCCTTCATTGCCAGGATGGATGATTCTTTGCGATCTTCCGTTTTTCGCTTCCACGGCTCTGCAAACCATGAGTTCACCACGTTCATGAGCTTCTCGACGAACGGCTGAGACTTGACGAAGATCTCGGCGATATCGCCCCACCCAAGCCACGGACTGTAAAACGAGGGCAGGTGAAATCCGATGGAGCGCGCTGAAAGCGGCGGCTTCTCTCTGGGTCTCCACTCACCGGCGCCGATCATCTGAGGCCGATTCATGTCCGTGATCTGCCCGCCGCATCCCTCGCACTCATACCAGGCCGATTCCCGAACCTTTACCGGATAGAACGGATCCTTGCGGTCCAGTTCCTCCGGCCATTTGATCTGCCCGAATTTGAGCGTCTGCATCTTGCCGCAGTGAGGACATGGAACCCAATAGTCCATCACCACATCACAGCTTGAGAGCTCCTTTGTGATCTGGCCGTCTTCCATCGTCGGAGTCGATATGATCACCGTCTTGCGGTTCCAGAACGTCTTCTGTCTCTCCGTGGAAAGCGAGATCGGGTCCGCTTCCTTGCCGCTGAACTTCGGAAACTTGTTCACTTCGTCCAGGAACACATATCTGCAGGGCCTCGATGCCAAAGACGCGGGCGAATTCGCGCCGGCCAACGTGAGGATCATCCCGGGAAAGACCATCTCAAGGATAGCAAAATCATCCTCGTTTGCCGGCTTGCGTTCCTTCAGGACCGAAGATGCGTTGATCATGGGCTGTATTCGTTTCCTGGAGGCATAGCGGGCAAGATCCAGTGTCGGCATGACGAACAGCGCCGGCGCCGGGTCCTGATGGATCGCATAGCCGAGCATGCAGTACAAAGCTTCGGTCCCCCCCAATTGGGATCCCTTGTTAAACACGATTTTCTCGATATATGGGTCCGAAAAGGCATCCATGATGGCCGAAAGATACGGCGTCCTGCTGTTCCTCCATGGGCCAGGCTCGCTGGAGGTTTCTGGCACGAGCACCCGGTACTTCTCGGCCCATTGGCTGACGGTGAGATTCTCCGGAGGCTGCCATGCACTTCGCACCTCAACCGGTATGTGTTTCGACACGCTTCTTTTCCCTTGTGGGTCTTGACAGCTTGTTCAGGATTGTCGTGATTTCGTGGCGGATCTTGCTCTCAATGTCCCGGATCTCCGTGGCCCCGTATATCATCGGAGCCAGGCGCCTGGGCATCGCCATCAACGCAACCTTCGCCTCACTCACCAGAGCCACCACCCACTGAATCGCCTGATCTCTTGGGATGAGCTCACCCCTTTGCTGCGCCTCCTGGAGCTCCTTCAGGTTGGCTACGGCAACCTCCTTGCGTCGGCGAGCATCGTCCAGACTCTCGCAGCCATCATCCGGCCGGGCGTACTTCGGAATGACCTGGTTCTCGACATAGAGCCTGTGCGCGATATTCGCATCGTACTTGCCATGGCCTATTTTCGCCGGCAGTAACCAACCCTTCTCTCCCTTGGTGTATTCGATCACCGTCTTCTTGGTCACCCCCCACATGTAGGAGAGCTGATCGGTAGTGAGGTACTTCGGGGCTGGCTTCATGGATTATTCACACCGACAAATTTTTGACACTCTCAAAAACCCCGCGCTGGTTTGACCCTTGCGCACCAATCATTCAGGAAGGACCCGCTTTAATCTCACGTTGGTCCCGCCAGATCGCCTCAGCCAAGTGAGTTGCCATCCTGGATACTGTTGCATGCAGCCCGGAGTGGATTGCCATAGCTCCGCATGAGTAACGCACGACAAACGGAACTTGCTCGGTGATCGTAATGGATCGACCGGCATGGGTCATTGAGAGGGTGATTTTGTCATCGGATTGTTCTTGACATGGCGAAAGCATGTCTTTGGCTTTATGCATGATTCGCCTCACTGATTGCTGTTTCAAGGGTGTGTCTTTTCATATCGCTCTCCTCAACGTCACACTGGCCCCAATTCGCCCGTCCTCTGCGTATCTTTTCCCGACGACCTGAGAGACGATCAATACGTCGTCTTGGTACAGCACCCCCGTAAGCGCATCCTCCAGCGCTCGCAGGAGTTTCGTGCAGTCCGGTTTCACGGTCGGATACGGCGGGGCGCTCGGCTTGAGCCTGTCAGCGTTCCTGCCGGAGCCGAAATGCCCCTTTGGCCGAGGCAGATAAAACATCACCTCCAGGAAAAGGGGACAGGCCAGTGGAGGGCCTGAATATGCATCCAGGGCAAACCCCTTGACGTCCGCTCGCCATGGTTTGTTCTTCTTTGCGTCCTCGACCACGACGACCCGGCCTGTTTTGGGATTCGTGAATCCGCGTTTTGACCCTCCAGGTTGAGGGAGTCCTGGGACGAAGAATTTGATTTCGGTCATTTGGGTCCTCTTTTTAGTTCGCCTTCTTTGCTGCAATGGCTATTCTG